TGGTGAGATCCATGAACTGTTTAACTTCATCCTTTTCTATGGAAAAGTTACCAGTGATGCCATGTTTGGGGGTGGTTGAAGTATTCATGCTCAGTAATGCTATCAGTTTTGAAAATATTTGCTATGATAGGGAGTGGTTGAAGCACAACAAGTTTTTCACATTTACTTCTAACTTCAATTCAGGAGGGAGCCTCAAGGAATAAATAATTTTCTCCCCCAAGAAATAATATTTGGAGACTCCCTTCATTTTTTTTGTAATTTTTTTTGTAATTTTTTTTGTAATTTTTTTTTGCCTTCGTTTTTTTTGGGGATTCAGTGTACCTAACTTAGTTATAACTATGACTGCCATGACAATATCAAAAAGGGGGGGGTGGGGGTCAAATAATCTTTAATCCCCAGTTAAAAAGCCACTTCAATAGGGTTCCTATTAAACTTTAACCAACAGCTGTATTACACGCACCTATAGTTTTTAATAACCAACTGCTGTGTTATGTTCTCCTATGGTTTTTAGTTTTACCTGCTGCTGTGTTTTACCTACTGCTGTGTTCTGTACTCCAATGGTTTTTAGTTTTACCTACTGCTGTGTTATGCCTACAGCTACATTATAGTTACCTATGGTATTTAGATAGACCCTTTGTTTATAAGGGTTTCAGGGGTTCATGGTGGTATTTACCTACTGCTATGTTATACCTACAGCTATATTATTCGCACCTATGGTTTTTAGTTTTACCTACTGCTGTATTATACCAACAGCTATATTACACACACCTATAGTTTTTAGTTTTACCTACTGCTGTGTTATGTTCTCCTATGGTTTTTAGCTACCTACAACTACATTACAATGGCCTGTTGTAACTTACCTATAGGTACATTATATGCACCTCTGGTATTTAGGAGATCCAGCTGGTGTGGTAGCTGTGTGCATAGGTGTATAACTTTTAATAAACAGTTATACAGATGAATACACTCCTATCCTATTGATTTTATTGAGGTTTTTGAGATTTTTTGTTTTTTTCCAAGAATTTATGCGTGGCAGTGGGCGAGGCCTCATCTGTAAGTTGTCCCAATCACATATCCTTCTCTGAATAAGTAGCGGTATCGACTCCGAGAAGTTTGGATAATCTCTTCTTAATCTCATCCTTGCTCATGGTGTCTAGGTTGGCGTTGATGTTGAGCGTCTGGGATCTATTCACTGACAAACCAGCCAGTTGATTCAACTCTTTGATGGCTGACACAGCTGCGTTGAACTGCCCACTTTCAAATGCGTTCTCAGTTATCTTCCACAACATAGTCCCAGTCTTCTGTGGTGTGATGGCATACTTCTCTGCCAACTCATCCTGTTTAACTCTTATCGCTTTGGTTACATTGGGTTGGGTTTTACCATCGAGCATCTTATTAGCCGCTACTGCTGGGAACTCATAGCCAGCTCGTCTAGCTGCTTCTGTTTGACCACAAGCTCCTTCAGTGTAGAACCAGACGAAGCCAGCTTGCATTTCAGTCAAACCAAACTCCTTATCTTTCTCGAACTGACTCGGAGCATTGACCAGCTGAACTGGTGCCTTCTTCGGCCTACCCATTGTTATCTAATCTTAACTTTGTCAACACGACCATCATTATATCTGATTTCCAGATAACCATTATTGGCATGAAGACTGGTTACTTGCCTCAACCATTTCTCATGTGTGAGCTCCTCCCTTCGTCTTTCAACTTCGTTGTTATACTCTGTCATAACTCTCCTCCCATTCTTATTCTATTAAAACCACCAACAGTGTAAAGGGTAGGTAGGGCATAGTATTTCCTATACTTATATTCATAACCAGTATAAACAGGTATTATTGTCGTTATGCTATATATAAAATATTATTATTATTAAAGTATATACCTAACACTACCTATAAGAGAAAACCCTTTATCCATCTAGTTTTCACTACAGGGTGGCATCTCATTTACTATACCCTTTTCAGCCTACCTAACACTCATATTTCTCCATTCCTCTTAAAA